TCGATTGCTGTTTGCACATTTTTTTGAAACGCAGAAATATCAGGCATTAAAACCCTGAAGACAGTATCGCTTTCTATACCCTTGTCTACTGCTGACGCAAACTGATCTTTTAAAAATCTAATCTTTTTGCCTTTTATCATGGAGTATCCTTTTTTACTCCACAAAGCGTCTAGCTCCCTGATTCTGTCTCCAATGTTTTCTACGGCAAGCACCTTTTCCATGTCGGATGAATTGGCTGTTGCCGGCATAGCGCGAGAAAACGTCTCACTTCTAAACTGAAATCGCCTGGCGTCAAGCAGCCTATTAACATCTGCTGTTGCCTTCGCTGTAATAGACTCCATGTTTCCTGACCTAATTGAATCCAGCTTTGACTTGAGAGTTGCATTTCTATCTTTTTGCGCGACCTTTAAATTATTTCTCTGCGCCTCCAACTCAGATCCAGCATTTTTGATTGCAGCCTCTTGTTCTTTCCTTTTTAAGGATAGGTTGTCATCCATTTTTTTTGACATAGCTTTTTGGGCTTCTAAAAACTCTTTTGCCGGTTTGATTACTCGTTTTTCTTGCGCCTTAATTACGCCTTTACCACCAAAAGAGGGAGATACAATGTCTCGGTAAAAGGTGTGAATTATTCCCTCAGCGCCTTCAGGATTACTAGCCGCAAGAGTTATCGGCACAAAATTGCCAGCATCATCGGTAAGATTTCCCTCTACATTTCTTCTGGTAAAGGCACTGACACTCCGGCCTGCAACATTCATACCTCCACGCAAAACACCATAGCCGATAAGACTTGAGGTAGCTCCAGAGGCCGCCCCCTGTAGGCGTTCGCCCTCGGCAGCTTCACCAGCACCATAGACAGCGCCTTCAGCGGCAACCCTGCCACCTGTTGTTGCGGCCTGTGCCGCCCTGCCAGCCATTACAGGAGTACGCAGAAGATTAACGGGAGAAGCAATAGACCCGGCAATTTCCGCTGTCAATGCCGCACCAGGCTGTCGTGTTCTAAACTCCCTTTGCCTAGCATCATAATCAGATCGCAACTGGTCGTACTGCTCACGTACTGTCGTTTCTATTCCATATCGCGCGTAGGTGCCTACAACAGGCAAGGCATTTATGGTTGCAGCAGTCCAAAGCTGCATATCATCGCCCCAGCCCAAAACCATGCTTGAAAAAAAACGCTCCGCAGAAGCCAAAGAATCCTCAGATGACCAAGCAGCATCCTCAACCTTGCGTTGCTCAAGGTCTTTTGAGTCAGAATCAGCAGCAGCCTGAACCCTCGCAAGCACCTCAGCATACTCAGGGCTTGCGGTGTCAACGGCTTGCTCTGACCCAAGACCCTGTTCCTGCCTATCAACAAAACCTCTTATTAAGTCTTCAGACATAACTCTATTCCTCAAATGCCTCGCACATCTTCAAAAGCAATGCCTCTTCTTTTAAGAGAGGTGTCCAATAGAACTGATGCTTTACCTCTGTCTTCAATGCTTTTGACATAACCCAGACCTTTAACAGGATTGCCAAATGCGTCAATCACTTGCACATCCGCGTCAGCCGCTCTAGCTAGGTCAATCAGCCTCTCATATTCTTGTTGATTGCCATTTTTTCGTGCTTGTATAGCGGCTTGAACAAGACCGTCAATTTCTTTTATAGCCTCTGAATAGGTTTCTTGAAGGCTTTGTATGTTTTTGTCGTAACCTTTTATTTCTGCGTGTAACTCATAACCTATGGCGTTTGCGTCATTTGTCACTTGCATCCAGGTTACTTTACCTTCCAGATAATCTCTTCTTGCTTCCATTATTTTTTTCATGCCGCGCAATGCCGCAAGTCTTTGCTCTTCGTTATAGTCTTTCAGATCAGGGCTTGCTCTTAATGCAAGCTGAACATCTCTATCTGATGCTGGCCCTTTCGGTAGCAACGCCAATGCTTTTTGCATTTGAATTTCGTTGAGGCTAGTCCTAAAGGCCGTGATTTCATCACCAAGTCCAGCAACATCAGAAACAGCAAAGTCTCTAACGCTACCAATTAGACCACCAATCACAGGGGTTCCGGTGTCTTGTGCTAACTTTTCTGACTGAGCAATAATTCCATCAAATCGCGATATATCTCCCTCAACTTTGTTTTTTTCAGCGACGGCAGCGTTGTAAAGCGCAGACCCTGATGCAGTGTCCATAAAAGGTTTGCTTTTGCTTTCATCTGCGGGAACACCACCCAAAACCGTTTCGCCCAATTTGTTGCCGAAATCATCAATAGCAAACGCTATTTTCTGTACTTTTCCATCTTCACCAACAACGTCCTCAACCTTTATTGTGGTGTTTTTACTTTTCGGCTGTAAGGCAAGCTCAATATATTGATCCGGTGTAATTAATTCTGACGCGAGCAATGACCTAAAGTCTTCTTTTGAGTCATCTGTGCCATCTTCGCCCCGATTGGTAGCAAGAGCCTTTGCCCGCTCAAGCTGTATCAGCTTTTGGCCTTCTTCTATTGACTCAGTTGTTCGAGCTTGAGTTCGCTCTGCTCGCTGCCTTGCTCGCTCCTGCTCCATCGTGCGTCTGTTTTGCTCTGCCGCCAAACGATTAGTGGCTACACCACTAAGTTGTATTGCAAACTGAGGGTCAATAGCCGCCGCCTGCATCGCCGCCTGACTAATATCAGATGATGACGCTGTAGGGTCTAATGCAGGGCCAAGCAGGTCAGTCAGCATACCTCGTTGCCGCCTTCTGGCAGATAAAGAGCCAATATCCTGGCCTAGCTGTTCGATGTTGCCAAAATTAGGGTTGGCAAGCCGTGCTGCTGAACTAAGTGTTAAAGCCATTTTTGGCCTCCTTACGAAATAATGCCAAGCTGTCTCAAAATATCAGGCCCATATTCCTCAACGGCCCCGCCAAGAATGTCGCCTATACCGCCCTGACCGCCACCAGCGCCACCCATAGCGCCTGAAAGCAAGCTAGTGCCAATCCTACCCATCAGTTCTGCCTGACCGATACCTGACCCAAGAAGGGCGTCTAGGCCCGCTATAGAGGATTCAGCAAACAATCCAGTGCCAAACTGGTTAGCTCGTCGATTGATTTCTGCGGCCGTCAAAGCATTTCTAAAGGTGTTTTGTAGCTGAGCCTCTGGCAAGAACCCTGCACCCAACAACTGAGTGCCAAGTCTTGCATCTTGCGCTTGCTCCGCTTGGGCTTGCTGTATAGCCGCCAGTGACGCTCTGTTTCTGGCTTCTTCTTGGGCTTTGGCTAGGGCTAATTGCTCTGACGTACCACCAAACATAGAAGTTCTTACGCCTAATCTGCCTTGGTTAAACAGCCTTTCTTCCAAAGCAAGACGATTCCGTTCTTCTTCAGCCTCTTGCGTAGCCCGTATACGGTCAAATATCTCTTGCTCGCGGGCAGAACGATCCTGAACAACATTACCCAGCAAGGTTTGGGCATCAGTAAAAGCCCCTGAAGATATAGCCTGTTGCTGCGGGCTTAAAACAGTCTGGATATTTGGCCCGATCATTGGCCCTGCGCCAGTAAATGCGCCACCACCCGTTGGAGTTCCAGTAACCCCCGCATTTCTAGCGGCCGCAAACTCTTGGTTGGTAACAACACCGTCATTGTTTATGTCAAACCCACGCATTTGTGAGGTTTGTTGGTTAGCCATAGCCTGCTCACGGGTCAACCCTTGAGTATCCATAAGCTGCTGGATTCTGGCTTCTTGACCCATCTGGTCAAAAGATCCCGGTGCGGGTACACCTACACCAATGCTGGAGCCTGTACCTGTCGTAACGGTAAATGGTTTAAATTGCGACCGTGCAAAAGCATCTTCACCGATCTGACCAGCAGCAATATTGGCAAAATCACCGATTGAGCCAAGGCGGTTATAAGCACCCGTTATAGCCCCAAGGCCACCAGCAGTAGAAGCTATAGGCCCAAGATTGTTTAAGATGCTGCCAAAAAGCCCGCCCAAAAAACTTGGCTCGTCAAAAGCTGATGAGGTGCTAAATGTATCGCTTTCTATACCAGTGTAAGTACCCTGTGTGCCAGAGGGTATTCCAAACGCCTCTAGCATAGGGTTATTTGTCTGAGGGGGATGCCCCGGTATATGAGCCATTAGTACGTTCCTCTCACTTTAAAATCATTACAGCGTCTTACCTATCAACGCCAAAACATTCATTTCTTGTAAGGATATAGATGCACCGTTTACTTCTGTTTGCAAACCTACCGTAATCACAGTGCCATTACCCGTACAATTTAAAGACTTGCGGCTAATAAGATCGCCT